CCCACTTCATTAAATAGTGAGTTATGATAACCATATGCTATTTGGTTTGCATCATAGTTAATACCTAAGTTATCCCCATCTGTTGTAAATACAAAGTCTTCAACAAGTGATGGTAATTGTTTTACCGTACCATCAAACATAAAGAAGCCTCCACCAAATCCCATCCAGAAGACTGCACCTTGTGCATAAACCATTGCATGTTGACCTAGACATCCACAATTAGAACCTACCTGTCTAATACTAAATGTAAACGGAGGTCCTACAAACTGAATGGCATAAGCTGCTTGATCTGTTAGTACCAATACATAATCTTTACCTTGCACGGCTCCAATAATTTCATTTCCTTGGTCTAATCTAAATGTACCCGCAGTATTAGTTGCTGTGGGTTCCCAAGTATTAATATCTTCTTGATTTGAAAATCTTATAAACATTGGATCTTGAGTAGATGGATCACCAAGAGTTGTTTCTGTTCCCATTAAAAATAAATGTCTATCTCTATCTGATACTAAACTCATTAGTGATTTAGTTGGAGCACCGCTAACAACTGTTGCTCTTGTGTCTAATGCTCCTGCTCCTGATGGATTCCAAGTGTATGTTGCACCATTTTTAATGGTTGCAACTAAAAGCTGACCATAGTTATCAAGTGACCAAGAACCTGGAGCTAGTGTAACATTTGTTGTAGTTGATTCTTCTCCCCATTCACCTGATGACCAGGAATCTGTACCCCAACCATAAGCAGGAGTTTGAAATACTGGACCAATTGTAATGTATGAATTTAATGTAGCTGAACCTGCTGCTGTCATTCCAGTGCCTGATTCAGTGCTTGGCATAGTGACAGTGACAGTGCTTGAAGTTGGTTGTGAAATTACTTCAAAAACATTAGTTGTAAAGTCGGTTGCCGTATAACCTGTAACACCACCGCCTGGTAAAGTTACATCTTTTAATTTAAAATAATCACCAACAACTAAACCATGAGATGATAAGTTAATGGTAACTGTTGCTGAACCGTTTGTTGAAGTAAAAGTAACTCCTGTTTGATCCGCATTAATAGGTGTGATGTCGTAGAAACCACCCTCATAATAGACAGCTAATACTTTTGCAGAACCTAATGCTGCATACTTTTTACCTGATAAATCTGTCCAAGTATGCTGTGCTCTGATAGGACCTGATATAGTATTGTCTACTAGTTCCTGCCAGCCACCTATTTTCTCAGCTTGACCATATCTAAAACGTACATTATCACCATCCACCCATTGACCTTCGGCTCCGATCTCTGTTTGTTGTTTGTTAAAACCTGGTTTAAATTGAATTTTTTGTAGCATAATTCCTCACTATATATGCTTTTTATTATTTTGGTAGTATTATATTATAATCAAAATAGTGACTTTTCTACATATTTTTATTTCATAAAAGTAAAATCTTTTGGTAGTCCTAAATGAATTCTACCATCATATTTATTTTTTTCGTCTTGTGTTTCAATATTATTATAATGTAAAAATACTTGAGCACAGTTTTCTCCTTCAAAAGGTTTTCTCCAATGTTCTAATTCACAGCCTTTATATATCAACATATCTCCAGGTTCTAAATCTACTCGCATACCTCTTGCATTACTGGATACAGTTATTCCTTTTTCTCCTCCATCATTTTCTGGTATTCCTACATTTTCATCTGGACTTAAATAAATAGACCAAGGATCTCCACCTAAATTTAATGTAGTAGAAACTTCACAACTAGGTCTATCTTTATGTCTTTTTAGTTCATCACCTTTTTTATATATTCGTGCATATGAGTAAGTAGGGATTAATTTAAGTTCTGTTTTTTCTTTCATAATCGGTTGTACTTTTGTAAGTAAAGTTTCCATAACTATATCTGCATAATGAGAATATGTTTCTGGAACCTGGGCATCATTCCATACTCCCCACATTTTATTAAAAGGAGATATAATTTTATTTGCAAATAAAGTTTGAACTACTTTTCTTTTTAATAAGAAATAATCATAACAAAAATCTGCAAGTTCTTTTGATACTGCTCCTTTAATTACAATATATTTATTTTCTTTAAAACTCATATAATAAAATCAAAATTTATTATACATCTTTTTTTAAAATTAATAGGAGTATTTCCTGAATGATACTGATGTCCCATAAAATAAACAGCATTTCCTTTTTTTGGAGTATTTTTAAATATTATTTTTTTATCAATATTTTCTAAATTAATATCTGGATTTGTTTCTTTATTATAAAATTTATCAAAAATAACAGTATCTCCATCACTATCATTTATATAATAAACTAATGTCCTATATTCTTCTTTGTAATTGCCAAGATTTACGTGAGGTTTATTAAATCTATTTTCATTATGTCCAGGAGTTTGTACAGTCATTCTCATTCTTACTCTTAAAGTTTCTTTTATAGTAATATTTATTTCTTTTTCAAGGAAAAAAAGTATAGGTTTAATATCAGGCCATAAAGTAGAAACACTTTTTCCATCAAAAATTAAACCATGTGCGAAACCAGGGTTATTAAGATAATCACATCCTTTACTAATTGGCCCATCTGCACCATAAGAAATACTTTCATTATAATACCAAGGTATATCAACTATTAATTTTTCAAGTTGGTCTTGATAACTTTTTGGAATTAAATTTTCAATTAATATTGGATTCATTATCTAAAAGGATATCCTATGCTCCAAATTACTAAAGAATACCTTGTTCCTTTTGTTACTGGTTTAACTCTATGCCATACATGAGATGGAAAAACTACAATGGATCCTCTTGGCTTTATTTGATTACATTTTATTATATTTTGTGGTTTATCTGGATCATTATTTCTAAGATCAAATTCTAACTCTCCTCCTTCATAATCTTCTGGATTAGACAAAGAAACAGTTACTGATAATTTTCTAATTTTACCTTGATAATTAATATCTTTATCTTTTCCATAAGGTTCCATCCAACTATCGCAATGCCAGTCATAATATTGATTTAATTTGTATTTTGTAAATTGACATGATTCTGACCAGTCCCATTCAAAATTCCAACCTGCGTTTTTATTAGCTGTATGAATATAAGGTTGAATCTCATCATAAATCCAACGATCATTTAACCAAACAATATTAGAATCTCTTTTCTTTTTTAAATCTTTTAAATCTTCTTCTGTTAATGTACTTCCTTCTTCTAATTTAGATGTTTGTCCACCTGTAAGAGCTAATTGATCTTTATGATCACTTCCATATTTTATTATTTCATCACACACATGCTCAGATAGAGCTTTTTCAAAATACCAATAATGATCTTTTAAATTCATTTATCGCTTAATATAATTTTAATAATTTTTAAAGTAAAGACTTACCAGTTACTATTTCTTCTTGCTTCGTATTGAGCTTTTAAATTCCAAATACCAGAAGCTGAAGTTGGTCCTTGACCAACTTCTCCTATAATAACGGTTCCAGATCCACCAGCTCTCCCTGTATTTCCACCAAAACCAACATTAGCATAAGTTGTATTTGGTCCTGCTGGGTTATTTGTACCACCACCTTTTGTAGTTGCTGAAGGGCCATTATTAAGGGCAGATCTTCCACCTCCTCTTGAATAAATAGTAGATGTACCTGATGCTGAACTTGTTGTACCATCTCCTACAGCTGGTCCTGGAGGTGCTCCATTTTGTGTTCCAGCAGAAGCACTCCCTCCGCCTCCACCAACAGCTTCATTTGGATACCCATCGTCCCATCCATAAGCTCCGCCAGGATTTCCTTCTCCTGGTGTTCCTGAACCGCCACTTCCACTAAAATCTCCAGATCCTCCACCAGATGCTCCAGGACTACCACTTGTGTTTCTAGTTGGGCCACCTGCTCCACCTGCGTTTGATGTTATTGAATTCCATGAACTAGATGAACCTCCTCCTCCTACTACTACAGCATACGGAGATCCTCCAGAAACAGGAGATGTTCCAGATTTATATCCTCCAGCTCCTCCGCCTCCAGACGCTTCGTCTCCTCCAGGGTGTCCAGTCCCACCTCCACCAACTATTACATAATTAATTGAAGATGTTCCAGGTTGTGTTGTATATGTAGGTGATGATGAAGTAAAAACTTGAATTAAGTCTCCTTTTGTAGGAGTTACAACAACTCCAACAAATCCTCCGTTATAACTAGCCATTATATTTGTTCTCCTGTTTTAATCCACTCTTTATTATTTGGATTCCAATATATCTTATTTCTCGGTAAATTGTAATCCCAACTTTCAAATCTTTGTAATTCTTCATTCCAAGTAAGTATTAAAGTTTTAGTTTCGTTTTTCCAAGCGCCTATTACATTCAAATATTGTGATTCTGGTCTTTGTATTGGTGGTTGCCAATCAAAATTGTTATCTAATGACCATGAAACAAAAGGTTGTTTCTTAATAAATACATTATTAACAGAATTAAAAACCATTCCAGGTTCTGCATATTGTTTTCTAAATTTTCCACTAAATGAAGTTTGTTTCCAATAAGTTTGTGGGTATGTTTCCCAATTATTAATATTTTTTAAATATGAATCTTCTATAACATTGTTTTTAACCCATGTTTCAGCTTGAGTAGATAGTTCTCCACCATTAGTATCAACATCAGAATTATTAATTACAACAATTCTTAAAACTTCATTATTATCAGATTTTATTTCTGCAAAACTAGCCATTATTCCCAATCCTCTTCTAATCCGTTTTCATTCCATTGTAAAATGTTTGAATCCCAAGTAAAGTATCTTGTAGATAATATTCCAATCCATTCTTGAGTTGATTCTTTCCATTTCTCCATATAAATATTTGTACTATCATCAAAAGTTTTTGTTGTAGGTTTAGCTACAGGTGCTTGCCAGTCATCATTTGAATCTAATAACCATGAAGCATACGGTTGTGCAGTTATAAATTTATCTTTTACAGAATCATAAGTATCACCTACACCAGCATATTTTTTTCTAAATGTATGATTATAAGAAGTTTGTTTCCAAGTTCCTGGATGTCTAGCAGATACAAAATTTTCTGCTTCAACAGATAAATCTCCACCATTATCTGTTACTTCTTGATTAGAAAAAGTAATAACGTCTGTCACTATATTATTTTCATCTAATTTTGCAAAATGTGCCATATTAATTACTCCAATTTCCTGCTTTTACATTATCAAAAACATCATTCATATTCCATACACCTGATGCTACAAATTGTCCTGCATTAGCAATTTTAACTCCTACGAAACCAGATCCTCCATTTCCAAATGTACCACCAGCAGAAGATCCTCCGCCTCCACCTGTATTAGTTATTCCATTATTATCAGCAGTTGCTGGACCGTAACCAAAACCACCGCCTCCAACACCGCCTGGACTAGTTCCAGGAACTAGATTAGCTTCTCCAGCACCACCGCCTGAAAAATAACCTGCTTCAGGTGCACGAGGTGCAGGGTAAGGTGGATAAAAACTTGGGTTAGCTGCCGCAGGTCCTATAACAGGTTGAGCATCTGCTCCTGCTCCACCAGTAAATGGAAATGATCCAGGAGCTCCTCCGCTTCCAGATCCAGTTGCTCCACCACCAGAACCACCATTAGTATAAGTTGCTGCATCAGTTCCACTAGGGCCACCAGGATTTCCTTCTGGTGGACTATATCCACCTTGGTTACCAGGACCACCTGGAGATGTAGATGTAGGACTGTTTCCAGAACCACCACCACCAGAACCACCAGCACCTGTGTTACCAGGAGGTGATAATAAAGCATAACCAGCCGCTCCACCGGTTGATGAAAGAGGTCCAAATGAAGAATTGCTACCTTTAGATCCAGGACTTCCTGATCCAGGTGCTGATGCTCCTCCAGCTCCAACTGTAACAG